GTAGGTGCGCGTGGTCGTCTTGCCGCCACCGCCCTTGCCGCCGGACTTCTTCTTGGTGACCGTTTCCTTCAGCCGGTTGTTCTCCAGCCAGAAGACGTTGCCGTTGACCGTCACCGTGCCGTAGACGCGCGGAATGACCGCACCGTAGGTGCTGGTCTGGACCGACAGGTCGTTGAGCCGCGGACCATTGACGGTCGGGCCCTTGGGCGGATCGAGGTAGCCGCCGAGCGTCATCCCGATCTGCGCCCCGTACAGCGCGCCGCTGGGCGTGCCGCCACCCAGGAAGAAGCCGGCGACCGCCCCGACGAGCCCGCCGACCACCTGACCGCCGCTGCTCATTCGAGTCCCCGGAAGCGATAGACACGCACGATGCGCGCCGCCCACATGCGGGACAGCCGGTGCTCGCAGCAGCTGCCCACCGATTCATAGGCGTGGATCAGGGTGTCGCCAGCGGTGATCGCCAGGTGCTGCGGATCGCCCGCAAAGCGCATCAGCAGCAGATCACCCGGTCGCCGGTCGTCGACCATCGCGACGCGCTCCAGACAGGGCTGGCTATCGAGCGAGTGTTCGAGTTGCCCATCGACCGGCGTGCGCCCGTAACCGGAGACGTCGAAATGCCCGACGCCGATCTGGCGCGCGACGTGGATCGCCACCCCGGCGCAGTCCAGACCAACACCGAGCAGCCGCCCCTGGTGGCGAAACGGCGTGCCGAGGCACTGCCGCGCGGCAGCGAGGATCTCGTCGGCCGTCATCAGCCGCCCTGTCCGACCTGTGAATAGGTGCTGCCGGTGGGAATCCACGGAAAGCCGCCGAAGTTGGCCACGTTCGAGAAAGTGCCGGAGCCGTTCCAGCGGGCCTGGCAATCGGACAGTCGCTTGCGGCAGCCGCGCACCATGCTGTAGGTGTTACCGGCCACCGGCAAGTAATAGAACGGCTCGAAGGTGGTGATCACCCCGCCCGCAAAGCTCTTGATCTCCAGCGCCTTCAGCCCGGCATTCGGCCCGCTGGTGAATTGGATCGTGCCCGCGCCGAAAGTGTCGGCCGCTTCCGTTCGCGCGGACGCCGTGAACACCGACGCACTGGTCACGCTGGTCAAGATGCCGGTGACGGTGTTGGCCGCCAGCGACACGCCACAGCCGGCGTACTCGGTGCCACAAAACGTCTTCGGACATTGCGCGCCGTAGGTCTGCCCGACGGTCTGGTTCAGCGCGTCGATCAGCGACACACCGCCGATCTGGAAGCGGTGATCGAGCAGCGTTGCCTTGCCGAAGATGCCGGCGACGACCGGCTCCTGGTCCTCGACGGGTGCCGCCCAGGACGTCGCGAAGACGTAACAGCGTGCGCCGTCGAACAGGCCGCTGCCGACGGCCGCGCGCGACAGCCCGGAGGCCCCGGCAATGCCTTCGATGTCGACCGAGGCTGGCGAGAATCCGGCGGTCGCCGACTGGCCGGTGAACTGGTAGCCGGCCGTCGACAGGTAAGTGTGCCCACTCATCACCAGATCCCGCGGGTGATCGGTCAGATAGATCGGCGACCCGGTGACCGGAACGATGCGCAGGCACTGGGTGCGGTAGCGGTAATCAGCAACGACGGATTTCATGGCTGCAGCAACTCGATGATGTCGATCGAACCGCAATCACGCATCGACCGGCTCAAGGCGGTAATCTCGATCGAGGAATTGAAGCGACACGGCAGGTCGAATTCGCAGCCGGCCTTGATCACTTCGGAGGTCGGCGCCGGGGTGATCGTCACGCGCCCGGTGGTGTAATCGACGGACACGCCGGAATTGAGCGGGACGTCGTTCTTCGAGACCAGCACCGTGCCGGCGACCGGCTTGTACAGATTCCGGTACGGCAGGCCGATACCGAGCGGCGTCGCGCCGCTGCCGTAGCCCTTGATCAACTGGTACACCCCGCTGGAAATCTTCGGCAGCACCCAGTCCGTGGCTGTCGGCGCCCCGGTGTGATTGTTGGTCGAGAAATCGTCGGCGCAGCGCACCCTAAAACCGGCGAACTTGCCGTAGGCACGGTGATAGAGCGCCAGCACCCGCGCGGCCAGGTCATCCCGGAGCAGCGTGTAATTGATCGTGAAGCGTCGTGCCGGAAAACCGTGGATCAGTCGCCGGTATTCGGCGCCACCGGCCGTGGTGGTGATCTCGACGGCGTACTCGTCGGCGTAGCTCGCCCCCATGCGCACATCGACCGGCAGCCGCTCTGAAAGGAATTCCGGCATCTCAGCCCCTAGGCAAAGCGCTGCGCGCGGCTGATCGCAGCGAGCACCTCGCGACCGACCTGACCGCCCGCCCGGCGTAGCTCGGCGGCGTTGGTCACACCATGGATATTGACGGTGACGCTGGTCGAACCACCGCCGCGCACCCCGAGCTTGCCGTCGGATCCGCGCGCGAGCGGCAGGATCGCTTCCGGCCCGGCTTCGCCCATCACGCCCGCACCGGCGGCGAACGCGAAGAGGCGCGGACTGGTGACGATCTGGCCCGAGAACCGTGAGAGGCTCGGCGAGCGGTAGACGCCGCCATCGGCATTCGGCAGCAGGCCGCCGAGCAGCTTGAACGCACCGCCCAGCAGCCCGTCACCGACGCCGCCCTTGGCGAGATCGCCGAACAGCCGCTTGCCAAGATCGGCGGCGACCGCCTCGGCGATCATCCGCTGGATCGTCTCGCCAAAGCGCTTGAGCATGCCGCTCATGCCGTCCTTGAACGGGTCGAACAGAAAATCGGCAAACGCTGACTGGATGTTCGTGGCGGCAGACCTGGCGAACTCGTCCATCACGTCGCGGGTCTCCTTCGCCTTCTCGCCCATCCGGATGAAGCCTTCGCCTGCCTGCGAAGCGGCACGGCCGAAGGTGTCCATGCTGATCGCGCCCGCATCGAGCAACTCGACCAGGTGCGTGACTTCGGCGTCGAGCGCTTCGACCGGCGTGCGCACCGACTCGAAGACGCGCTGCCCTTCGGCGAAGACCGCCAGACGCTGGCGCTGCACGTCGACCTCTTCCTCGGCGGCAGTCCTGGCGGCCTTGATTGCGTCCAGCGTTTCGGCGTAGCCGCGGGCGATCTCGAGGTTCGCCGCGGAGGCGGTCCTGTATTTGCCGTCGGCAATCGCCGCCTCGAGCTTCTCGACTTCGGTCAGGTTCTGGGTGGCGCGGATCTGGTCGCGCAACTGATCGACCAGGCGCTGACCGTCGTCGATCGCCTTGGCGGCGCGGCCGCCACCACCGGTCTTGACCTTGGGGATGGTGAAGTTGGGAGCGGCGGACTTGGCCGGCTCTGCCAACCCGCGCCCCCGGCCTTCGTTGCTGTAGTCGCTGAAAGTCTGTCCTGCAGACTTGCCGGCCGACAGGACACGGGCCGACCACGCGTCGATCGCCTTGCGACTCTTCTCGGCGTCTTCGCGCATTGCTTCGCCGATGTTCGCAAAACCCTTGAAGTCGAGTTTGGCCAGGGCGGCGAGTTGCGCCGCCATGCCGCCGATTTCGGTGCCGATCGACTTGAAGACGTAGGCCACATTTCCGCCCACGACGATGATCGCGCGGAAAGCGTCCGACAGCGGGCTGAACGACCTGCTGGCGCCGACGCCTTCTTTGGCGATATCGACCAGCGAATCGGCCAGTTCGTTAAGTACCGGCAACAGCTCCGCAGCGGTCTGCTTGGCGATCGACCCGAGCGCGGCATTGACCCGCGTCATCTGGTCGTTGAAGCGCTCCGCGGCCTGCGCGGTTTCCGTCGAGATGACGACGCCGAGCCGCGAGGCCTCGTCACCCATCTCTTTCAAGCCTTGCGATCCGGCGTTGAGCAGCGGAATCAGGTCGGCACCGCTGCGCCCAAAGATGGCCTGAGCGAGGGCCGCCTTGGCGGCCGAGTCCTCGTAGCCGGCGAACCGGTCGGCAACGTCATTGAGCACGTCGCCCGAGCTGCGCAACTTCCCATTTGAATCCACCACCGCGACCCCGATGGCCTTGAACGCGTCGGCCACCTCACCGCTGCCGCCAGCGGCTTCGGCCATGTTCTTCGAGAGCTTCTTGAGGCTGGTGGCCAGCGCTTCGTTGCTGACATCCGCCAGGCTGCCGGCGTATTGCAGGCGGGCAAGGTTCTCGACCGTTTCGCCGGTACGCTGCGAGAGTTTCGACAGACCATCGGCTGCGTCGATCGACGACGTGACCATCGCCGCCATGGCACCGACCGAGAACGCGCCGGCAAGACCAGCGAAGGCGTTGGCGATGACCGACGAGGCGCCGGCAAACGCGCTCTCCATGCGCTTCGCGCTCCTCTCGGCCAGGCCGGAAGCCTTGCCGAGGTCGCGCTCGATGTTCGCCAGCTTGGCGATGATGTCGATGGTCAGCGTGGCGAGGGCCATGGTTCAGTCGTTCCCTTGGGCGTATTGGTAATCGCGGATGGCAACCAGCTGGGTGATGAGGGCTTCGGGGTCGGAAACACCGAGGAGATCAATCACGATCGGCAGCGCCGACCAGTCGATGCCGCCCATCAGGTTCCAGGCCTGGACGGCCGTGGCGATTGGCAGCGGGGTGGTCTGATGGCCTGGCTGAAGTTGCGCCGGTAGATCGCGCGCCGCCAGCCAGGCGCTCAGTTTTTTAGCGCGTCCTCGATCTTCAGGACGTGCGCCTCAAAACCCTTGACGACCGCGTCGGCGATGCCGGCGAAGAGGTCGGGGCGATCCGACAGCCACTCGGCACAGGCCTCCGCGTCGAAGGGCAGCGGATGCGGGTCGCCGCCGGGGATCAGGTCGCCCTCGGTGACGTTCTCCCAGCCGATCACCAGCGAGAGGATGCCGCGCGCGGCGGAGTCTCCCCGGATCTTCTCCTCGCGTTCAAGCGGCGTTGGCCGCAGGACCGTGAACACGAAGCCCCCGGCTTCGACGCGCAGCTCGCGCGCCTTGCGGATCTTTGCGGAGAGGGCGCTCATGACGCGTAGTAGCTCGGCGTGCCGGACAGGGTGATGACTGTCGGCGTGGTGACCAGCGCCTGCGCCTGGCCCCCCGGCAGGAGCTGGCCGGCGGGGTAGCCGTTAAAACACATGATCGGACCGCCGGCGCCGAAAGTGAATTTGACGGCGCGCTTGGTCTGCGTGTCCGAGGCCGCCTTGATCGCCAGCAGACCGGCGTCGCTGATGTCCCAGACGTTGGTGAACGTGTAGACGCCGGCCGTCGGCGTGCCCGGAATCTGCGTTTGTTGCGCGGCGTGAATGGTCGTCGTCGGGATGAAATCGAACTCGCCACCGGAGGGACTGACTTCGGTCGCCGTGGTGACGCTGACCCCGAAGGTGATCTTCTGCGCGCTGCCGCTGGTGAAGGTATCGAAGAGCGTGGTGTCGATGCCTTCGAGGGTGAAGCCGGCCCCGGAGACCGCCTTGACCCGGGCCACCCGGTCATTGAGTTGCCACATGCCCTCGACGGCGAGCAGTACGAATTCGCCATTGGCGAGGGTATTGGTCGCGGAGACGACACCTTCCGCTGCTTTGCTGACGGCGGTAATCGTGATCGCGGCGCCCAGCGCCGACTGCAGTGCGACGGCGACGTTCGACCACTTGCGGGGATTGGACATGATATTCAGCTCCGAAAAAGAAAAACCCGCCAATCGGCGGGCGGGTGATGAAGAAGGGAAAGCTCAGAACACGTGCCACCAGTCGACCTCGACCGTGGCCGACTTGAGATCAGTCTCCGGGTCGATGCCGCTCGAACGGTCGGCGACGCTGACGCCAGCGGCGGCCAGCGCGTTGGCGACTTCGTCCGCCACAGCGTCAGCCGCAGTGCGCGTCGGCGCCCAGGCGCTGACCTGAAAACGGACTTCCTCGGCGATCGGCTGGCCGTCATGGATGGTGCTGATCGTGGTGGTACCGGCCCGCTGGTAGACGACCGCCGGCAGGGGATTGCCCTCGGGAATGACGTCCGGAGTGATCCGGGTCTCGATCAGGGCAGCCAACGCGGCGCTGGCCGATAAGGCTGCATGGAGTTTGGTTTCGGCGGACATCACTCACTCCCTGTGTTGAGCCGGTTGATCTCGGCGGTGGCCGAGACGATGAACGCATCGGCGACCTGCGGCAGCTTGCGGCTGGCGGGGCGCAGAAACGGGCGCGCGGTCAGCTTGCGCGTGCCGAACTCCAGAAACCGCCAGTAGTAGGGGTCGTTCGGGTTATTGGCGCCGGCAGCGCCGAGGCGTTTCTGGCGGGCGCCGCGCAACGGCCGCACACTGACGAAGACGCCCACGTCGCCGGCCCGTCGCGCGAACTTCGAGGTGCGGATGCTGATCGCGCGCTTGACGGTGCCCGGTCGGTGATTGATCTTCCGCGTCTGCCGTACCGGCGCTGCCAGGCGGGCATCGTCGCGTACCAGCCGCGCCGACACGCGCAGCGCCTTTAACAGTCCCTTGCGTCTGAGCTTGTCGGGTACGCGCGCGAGGGCGCGCTTGAGTTCCTCGACACCCTGCAGTCGGACGGTGAGGTCACTGCTCATGGTCAGAGTCCGTTTCTCACGCCGTTGATGGCGAGGATTTCCAGCGTGTGGCGGCCGGCACCGACGTCAGTCAGCATCACGATGTCGTAGGGCTCGTCGTGCCACAGGACACGCTGCTCGCGCACGACACCCGCTCGCCACCTAATCCGAAAACGCACGTCAGCTGCGTACCGGGTTTGCTGGGCAGCGAAGAACTCGCGCCCTTTGAGCGGCCAGGCCTCGGCCCAGAGCGCGTGATCGGCGGTGTCGGTGACGACGTCTGTCCAGGTGACCAGTTCTTCACCGATGGCGTTGCGAATGACGCTCTTGGCCTGCAGCCGGATGCGCTGATTGGCACGGCCCGGATTGAAGGTCGCGCTCATACGAGGATGACCTTGTACGGATCGAGCAGACCGTCGATGAACGACAGCGGTTCGATCTTGCCGCTTGCCAGCAGGGCGACTTCCTCGCGGTGCGCATAGAGACTGCCGACGCGCAGCTTGATCCAGCTCTTGATGCCCTCGGGGACGCTGGCGGCATCGCCGTAGCCCGCAGCGAAGACAAGCTGTACAGCACCGATCTGCGGCAAGGAAACGGGCCAGGCACTGCCGAACACCGGCGTCACGCGCGCCGGCTCGCAAGCCGTATC